ATTTATACTCATGATGAGGCATCAACTCCAGTACTAAAGCCTTATTGTATGGCTGCTACTCTTTATCCTCTAATGTTAGATGGTGTAGGTAATATTGATGGTGTTACTCCCTCTGCCCCTAATGACATTCAATCATTCAGTGGACAAGTAACTAATCTAGTATTTCTATTATCTTCTCAAGTTAAAGGAGCTGTAGCTTTAGGTGATTATTTTATTGCTTTAAACTATTATGTTATTAAAGAGTTTGGTCCTAAGTGGTATGATAAACTTGATGTAGTAATAACTAATAGTCACACTGCTGCTCATACTATAAAGTATTTCATTAGAAAAGGTATGAAGCAATTTATTTATGGTGTAAATCAGCCAGCAGGAAATCGAAGTTATAACTCTCCATTTACTAATGTTTCTTATTATGATAAGAAGTATTTTAAATCCCTATTTGGAGAGTTCTATTATCCTGATGGTACTAAACCTGAATGGCTAGCTATAGATACTCTGCAAAGAATGTTTATGAAGTTACATAGAGAACTTAGATTGATTAAACCTCTCACTTTCCCTGTATCTACTATGGCTCTAGTACATAATGATGATGAGTATCTTGACTTAGACTATAAATTGTTATGTGCCAAAGAATGGGCTAAAGGTGGTAGTTTCTTCTGCTATACTAGTGATAATCCTACATCATTAGCTTCGTGTTGTCGAGTCTTGAATGAAATTAAAGACAATACATTTAGTTCTACTACAGGCATGACAGGTGTTATGACTGGTTCTGTGAATGTAATTACACTTAATATTAATAGGATAGTTCAAGATTGGTATCACAGTCATTCTTACAAAGTAGGTAATGATACTTTTAATGACCTCCTTGGAGGAGTGGCAATGGGAACAGCAACACAGCATTATAGAGATATACATATAGAAATTGCTTCACTTGCTGACTATCTGAAACCTATACTTGAAAGAGTTTATAAGTATCACATTGCTTATAAAACCATGTTATATGACCTTGAGGATAAAGGTATGTTAGCAGCTTCTAATGCTGGCTATATCTACTTGAAGAAATTATATAGTACTATTGGTGTTTTAGGTTATTGTGAAGCAGCTAAATTCTTAGGTATAGAGGTTGGTAATAATCCTGAATATAAGGAATTCTTAAAGGTAGTTCTTGGTACTATTAAAGAGCAAAACAAGTTACACTCTATTCAAGATAAAAAGAGGCCTTTCTTGTTTAACTCTGAGGCTGTGCCTGGTGAAAACTTAGCAGTTAAACTCTATAAATGGGATAAAGCTGATGGTTATGAAGTACCTGAAAATCAAAACTTATATAATTGTTACTTCTATAGCCCATGGGATGAAAATACTTCTGTGTTAGATAAACTCAAATTACATGGTAAAGAGATAGCAGAGTTTACTGATGGAGGCCAAGCAGCTCATATAAACTTAGATTCTCATTTAAGTAAAGAACAGTATTTAAAAATACTTGATATAGCAAAAGACTATGGAACTAATTACTTTACATTTAATATTCCAATGAGTGAATGTACTGAGTGTGGTCATGTAGTTAATGCCCCTATTAAAGAATGCCCTAAATGTAAATCTAACAAGATTAAATATTGGACTAGAATTATAGGCTATCTAACTTGTGTAAATAGTTGGTCTAATGCTAGACAAGCTGAACAAAAACATAGAATATATTCAAATTATGAAGAAAATAATCGCTGATGTAGATTATATGACAGGTCATCTTAGAGATGGTCATCTTGAGTTAGAACTAACTGATGAACAGTATGAAGAGTTCAAGGGACTTTCAAGAGAGGAACAAGAAGATTGGCTTCGTGCTGATGGTGAAAAAATTGTTGATGATTATAGAATAGATGATATTGGTTCAATCTATCATATAGAAGTAAAAGATGCTTAAATATGTAGATACTAAAGTAGTATTTCAAGAAGTGCCTGATGAAATAACATTAGCTATCAATATATCAGGATGTCCTTGTCATTGTGAAGGTTGTCACTCTGCATATTTAGCAGATGATATAGGAGAACCTCTAACTAGAGACACTCTTTGTTACCTTATAAATAATAATGGTCTTATTAATTGTGTTTGCTTTTTAGGAGGAGATAGTGACCCAGCAGCTATTAATGAGTTAGCCTCAGATGTTAAATACTATTTTCCTCATACAAAAGTAGCTTGGTATAGTGGTAGACAAGAGTTATCCAATAAGATTGATTTATGCTACTTTGACTTTATTAAGCTTGGTCCTTATAATAAAGATTTGGGCCCACTTAACTCAAAGACAACTAATCAAAGATTCTATAATGTAGTTCATCTATCATCAGGTAAAAGTAAAATGTATGATGTAACATACAAATTTCAAAAGAAAGATGATTAAAGTACTTACTAAAGAGTATAAAGAAGGTGACCTTGCTGTGAGGACTGCAGAGGTCACCTTTCTTTGTATTCCAATATTTAAATATAAGAAAACAACAACTAATAATAAGGCTGTAGCAATACTTACAACAGTAAAACAGCCTACTAAAGTAATAGGTTATGAAACTAAAAATCAAAGTAAAAAGAATAAATAAGAACATCACTCTCCCCGAAGTTATTGAGGGGGGTGATTGGATTGACCTCAAGGCTTCTGAGACAGTGACCTTAAAGGCACCTCAAGCTGGTGTACTTAAAAGGCACAGAGGCAAAGATGCAGAGGAAAGCCACAGGGATGTTACTTTTGATATGACCCTCATTCCTTTGGGTGTAGCAATTGAGTTGCCTAAAGGCTTTGAAGCTGTAGTATTGGCAAGAAGCAGCACTCCCAAGAAGTTCGGAGTTATCACTGCTAACAGTGAGGGTGTTATTGATAATACCTACTGTGGCAACAATGATGAGTGGAAGTACCCTGCACTTGCTATTAAGGATACCACCATCAATGAGGGTGATAGAATCTGTCAGTTTAGAATTCAGTTGTCTCAGAAGGCTACTGTGTGGCAGAAGTTGAAATGGCTCCTATCTAGTGGAGTAAAAATTGTAGAAGTTGAATCACTTAGTGGAGCTAATAGGAATGGTTTTGGTTCTACTGGAGTTAAATAGTAATAATGAATATATTGATTGTAATTGTAATAGTCTTTCTTTGCTTTTCTGTATTTGCAATATGGGCTGGTAAGAAAGATAAGTTCTCTATCTCCTTTATGGAGACCTTTAACTTGACAGAAATGCCTATTATAACTATGTTTGCTGGTAATACAAAAGTAAATTTCTTGTTAGATACTGGTGCTACTCAATCATTTATTGCACAATCAGTATCTAATCTAGTTACTGGTAAAGAGTCTACATATAGTATGGAGGTAATTTCTGCTCAAGGAACAGAAGAATCTAATTGTAAAATTATAGATACTGTACTAACATATAAAGACAGAGACTTTGATGTAAAGCTAATTGTAAACAGTAGTTTAGACACATCATTTAAGGATTTAAAAGTGAAGAAAGGTATTATTCTACATGGTATCCTTGGCTCTGACTTTCTAGACAGGTATTCTTATATTATAGATTTTGAAAAATATCTCGCATATCCTAAGAAATGAGTCAGATATATCTTGTAACTACACAGAAACAACTGTTTGATAATAATGAGTATAAAATAATAGGGATAGAAGAAAGTCTATCCCTATTATCTTCTTGTAACTTTCTACAGTTTGATACTGAAACTGATGGTAAAGATGCTCATATAAATAAGTTATTACTTATTCAGTTTGGTAATAAAGAAAATGATTTTCAAATAGTAGTAGATGCTACCACTATTGATATATTAAAGTATAAAGATATACTAGAAACTAAATATTTAATAGGGCAAAATTTAAAATTTGATTTACAATTTCTTTATAATTATGGTATTAAACCTCAGATGGTATATGATACTATGATTGTGGAGCAGTTTCTACATTTAGGCTATCCTTCAGGGGTAATACACTATAGCTTAGCTGATATAGCTCTTAGGAGGTTAAATATATATATAGATAAAACTGTCAGAGGTGAAATTATATGGAGAGGTATAGATACTAAAGTAATTATATATGCTGCTAATGATGTAAAATATCTTGAAGATATAATGTGGTCTCAGTTAAAGGATTGTAGAGAAAGAAACTGCTTAAAAGGAGCCAAGCTGGAGTGTGATTTTACACCTTGTATAGCTTATCTAGAATGGTGTGGAATTAAACTAGATGAAGGAAAATGGAAAGCTAAAATGAATAATGATAAAATTAAATTAGAAGAGACTGTTAAAACCTTAAATGATTATTGTATTAGCAATCCTAAACTTCAAAAATGGGTTTATATAAATAGACAAGGTAGTTTATTTGATGGCTTTGATACTACTCCTAAATTCAATATAGACTGGCAAAAAGATGAAGCTAAACAAGTGTTTAAGACTTTAGGTTTTAATCTAGATGCTATAAGTAAGACTACAGGAGAAGAAACTGAGTCAGTAACAGAAAAAGTTATTAAAGTACAAAAAGGTATTGATGATACTTTCCTTAAATTATATTTAGATTATCAAGGTTATTATAAAGTAATTACTTCCTTTGGTCAAGGCCATTTAAATGCTATTAACCCTAAGACAGGTAGACTACATACTACATATAGAGCTATAGGTACTGTTTCAGGTAGAATGGCATCAGGTAATAAACAAAATAATAATGACTTAGCTAAATATAAAGGACTTCCTGTAAACCCTTCTAATAAACAAAAAAGAGAAGGTTTAGGTTGTTCTTACCCTAATATGCAACAACTTCCTCATGATGAAGTAACTAGAGGATGTTTTGTATCTGAAAAAGGTAATTTATTCTGTTCTTGTGACTTTAGTGCTATGGAAGCCAGGATTGGAGCAGAGGTGTATAATGAGCATAAACTATTAGATGAATTTTTATATGGCTCAGGAGATTCTCATGCTGCTTATGCTAAAGTAGTATATGTAGATGAACTTAAAGATATAGAAACTAAAGATATTAAGAAAAAGAGACCTGACTTAAGAAATAGTGTTAAAAGTATTGAGTTTGCAGTACAATTTGGTTCAGATGGTACAGCAGTAGCCCCTCAGTTAGGTATTACAAAAGAAGCTGCTAGAACTTTAGTTAATAATCTACTTAATGGTATGAGTGGTTTAAAGTCTTTTAAAGAAAGAGGTTCTAAATTTGTTATGTCTCATGGATATGTAGAAATAATGCCTGAAACAGGGCATAGAGCATATTGGTGGGACTGGAAAGATTGGCTAGAAAGACAGAAAACTTTCACATCAGATTTCTGGGAAGATTATAGATTAAATCATAAAGGTAAAAATGATGATGTTTGTAAAAAGGTTACACAACATTTTCAAGCTAAGTCTAAATGGTGTGACAGAATGTCTTTAAATTTACCTACTCAAGGAGGAGGAGCTATAGTGCTTAAAGAAGCAGTAATTGCATTATATAAATGGATAATAGATAATGGCTATTGGGGTAAGATATTATTCTGTAATTTCACCCATGATGAGATAAACTCTGAGTTTCCTGAGGAATTAAAAGATACTTATCCTAATATAGTATCTAAAATAATGCAAGAAGCTGCTGCTAAATACTACCATAAATTACCTATTCCTGCTGAGCCTGCTGTAGGAGACCACTGGATACATTAAAAAAATAAAAGAAATGAAAGAATATATTTGTATAAAAGACTTCTATATAGAAGATGTATTATTTGCTAAGAAAGGAGATTATCTGACATTACAATCAGATAATCTTACAGTAACTAATGATGGGTCTCATCAATCCATAAAAGGAAAACCTTATATTGTTGATGATGAAAATTACTTTGCTCAACTTTATTGGGAAAATCCTCCTATGGGTAGTGATAATAATAATCCAGAAGATGACAATGTTAACCATCCTAGTCATTATACTCAACATCCATCAGGTATTGAATGTATTGAAATTATTAGATATTATTGTTTTACCATTGGTAGTGCAATTAAATACCTGTGGAGAGCAGGTCTAAAGAAGGATGCTAATCTTACTGATAAAGAGAAGGAAATTGAAGACCTTCAAAAGGCTATATGGTGTATTAAAGATAGAATAAAAGAGTTAAAGAAACATGACTAAAAGAGAATATTTAAAGTATAATCGGGAGATGTATGATATGCAAAATAAGCGCATTTATCCTGGTGATACTGTGATTATTAATAACAATTATAGAGCAAAACCTGAAATAGGTATAGTAAGTCACTTTGCAGAGACTAATAAAGTGGCTATAAAAGTTCCTAGTTCTATTGTTAAAGGAATACAATACTACTATAATTGTTATAGAGAACCTGAAAATATAGTAAAGATTAAAGATGGGAATAAAGATAATAGCAAAGACTCAACTGAAAGCCAGTCTGAGTTTACTGAATAAAATAAATAGCTTCTTATTTGAAGAAGAGTGTGGAGAACTTCGGAGATATACTGCCTCTCAGAAGAATAAAATACAAGAGGCAGCTAAAGCAATATCTCAAGTACTTCATGGCTAAATATATTATATGTGATAACTGTAAAAAGCTCATAGAATATAATCCTGAAACTAAGTATGAAG